AATCGTTCAAGGTTTGTTAGAGCCAATTGGTAACGCTGTTCCTTATGGCGATTACTCAAATGTGCCTTTAGCATCTTGGAACACTAACTTTATCCGTAGGACTATAGTTCGTTTTGAAAAAGGCATTAAAGTAGGCATGTTAGAAGAAGCAAGAGCTGCTCGTATTCGAGTGTCTACTGCTGCTGAAAAACGCTCATCTGCTGCTTTGGCTTTAGAAATTCAACGTAACCTTATTGGTTTCTTTGGATTTAACGGTGGTAACAACTTAACTTATGGCTTTTTAAACGATCCTAGTTTACCAGCTTATGTTACTGTTGCTGCATCTGGAACTGGTAGTTCGACTTTATGGTCAACTAAAACATTCCTACAAATTGTAGCTGATATTCGAGTTGCTGCTGCTCAACTGCAAACTCAATCACAAGACACCATCAATCCAGAAGATGTTGAATTGACTTTGGCATTGCCAACGGTTTCTTACCAATATTTGTCAGTAACTTCTGATTTTGGTATTTCAGTTCGTGATTGGATTAGCAAAACATATCCTAAAATGCGTGTAGTTTCAGCTCCTCAGTTGAACGCTGCAAATGGCGCAGCAAATGTTTTATATCTTTATGCAGAGCATGTTGATGATGGCGCTAGTGATGACAGCCGTACTTGGGTACAAGTTGTTCCTGCTAAGTTCCAAGCATTAGGTGTTGAGCGTCAAGCTAAAGCTTACGTTGAAGATTACACAAACGCTACGGCTGGTGTTTTGTTGAAACGTCCTTATGCAGTAGTAAGATACAGCGGTATCTAATTTAGTGTAAGATAGTCAGCGTGGTTTAAAAAGCCACGCTTTCTATCAACCTACCAAGGATTTAAAATGGCTAAAGTTTATGTATTTTCAACACTTGCAAATGACCAGAACTACACTAACTGGGTAAAAGGCGGTGGTGATGTTCCAATAAAAGGTCATGCTGTTATGATTAAGGGTGGCACAGGGGTTGCAAACAATCGTTTAATAACTCCATTAGGAGTTGCAACAGAAGTCACTGAATTTGATTTAGAAGAGTTAAAAAACAATCCTTGTTTTCTTGAGCATCAAAGAGACGGGTATATTGTTGTAAAAAATAAAAAATCAGACACTGAAAAAGTAGCCTCTGATATGAATTTAAAAGATGAATCTGCGCCAATGACTGATGCTGATTATGCCTCAGAAGATGAAGCGCCTAAATATGCGGTGATGTAATAATGCCCTCTACCACTCCTGTTTATAATGATGTGAATTTTAGGAACCAGTTCCCAGCTTTTGAGAACACGACTATTTTTCCACCTGCACAACTAGAAGGGTGGTGGACTATGGCAACAGCGTACATTAATATTGATAATAACTATTTTTGGGGGGAAGCTCAATTACAGTTAGCTGTTGATTTAATGTGCGCTCATCTTGCGGCTTCATTTACATTGATTAATGCTGGTATTCCTACAGTAGTTGTTACGGGTACTACAGAAGGCTCTGTAACCGTGTCTATGCAACCTCCACCAACAATGACTGCTTATGGGTGGTGGTTAGCCACTACACCTTATGGCGCTCAATTACGGGCGTTATTAAGAATAGTAGGAAATTTAGGTCTTTTTGTACCTAGAATTAATACTGGCGCAGGTTGGTGGTGAGTAAAGCTAATTTTGATAAAGTTCTAGCTAGAATACAATACAAGCTAGAAGCAATACCAAAAGAGTTTGATGGTATGGTAGCGCAAGTGGGTATTCCTATTGGTGAAACATATGAAAGTGGAGTAACTGTAGCAACTGTTGCGGCTATTCAAGAGTTTGGTGCGCCAGGCGCTGGAATACCAGCCAGACCGTTTATAATACCTACGGCTAAAAAAGAAAGATCCAAGTGGAGTAAAATAATAGCTGGAGGAGTTAAAAAGGTTATCAAGGGCAACGCTACTGTATTTGATGTATTAGATGCCGTTGGTACGCAAGCGGCAGCAGACATGAAAACAATGGTTATTTCTATTTCTTCTCCAGCTTTAAGCCCTGTTACTGTATTGCTTAGAAAATGGCGTAAAGCTGGTAGACAAATTGATGCTTCTGTAGTAGATCAAGCTAGAAGTGCTATTTCTCGTGGTGTAGATCCCGGCTCTGATAATAAACCATTGAATGATACAGGTTATATGATTAAATCTATTAATCACGCTGTTAATAAGGCTGGAGCGCCATTTAAGGTTAAAGTATGAATCTACGAGGCATGGTTAATAAATATACCCAGATAACTAATCCAAATGTGTGTATTAACTGGATACAATCGACTGGATATGTTACAAACAATGCTGGAAAGAGAACGCCTACTTTTATAACTTTATCAGTAGAGGCACAGATACAGGCATTAAGCACAAGCGATTTAGAGCATACTGACGGCTTAAACATCACCAATGTGATGCGTACTGTATACTTGTATGGAAATGCGGCTGGAGTAGTTAGAGCGGATAATATTGGTGGAGATATTTTAGTCTTCCCAGAGATCCCCAATAGTTCAAATAAGAACTGGCTAATTACTAAAGTTGTTGAAACTTGGTCTGACTGGTGTCATGTTATAGTTACCTTACAGGATTAATAAAATGCAAATAAATGTAGGAACAGTACCAGGACAAGCAGCATCAGCAGAAATATTGGTTGCTTTGGATGGAAATCCAATTAATTTTAATAATATAGCTGATATTTCTACTTATGGCATAACTGTAGCGGATCTTACACCAGCTGCATTGGCTACAATGGCTTCCAGTAGTTCCTGTTATTTTTGAATATGGAAACCAAGCCAGCCAACCTTTGACATTGCGTGGTGTTAATGAAAGTTTTACTGTGTCATTAAATGGTCAAACTTTACCGGCTGGGTTCAATATGTATATTAGTATAGAGTGGACTGAACAATAATGGCAGTAACTATTGATATTATTGACCAAGATATTTTTAGCAGTATGAGAACCTTTCTATTGAGTTTTCTTCCTGCAAATACAGAAGTTATACAAGCTCAAGATAATCGAGTAGCAATGCCGAAAAAAGGTTTTGTTGCTATGAACAATGTTGGCATGGATCGTATATCTTTTAATATTGATAACTATCAAGCCATAGGGCAAGGTAAAACTATACTCACGCCATTTAGGTATTCACTCCAATTAGATTTTTACGGAGAAGATGCCCAGAACTGGTGTGCGGAAGCTGTTTCATTATTTAGGGATGAATATGCGACTGAGATTTTTCCGTCAAATATTCAACCTTTGTATGCTGATAATCCAATCCAAATTCCTTTAATTAATGGGGAATCTCAGTACGAACAGAGATGGAAGTTGGTTGCCAGCTTACAGTACAACCCAATACTTTCAATGATACAGCAATCAATGCTTGCTGCGGTCATTGAATTTGCACCGATAGACCAAACCTTTCCACCATAGGGGATTTTTATGAGTACCATTCCATTTTCACAAGTAGTATCAGTAGTTCCCTCCGTTTTGTCGGCTGGTGGAATTGCTGTTGATCTTAACGGACTAATGCTGACACAAAACGCTTATGCGCCATATGGCACTATTCTTCAATTTGCTGATGCTGTTGGAGTTAGTTCTTATTTTGGGGCAACATCAACTGAAGCTACTTTAGCTACTAACTATTTTAATAGTTATTCAATAAGCACTCAGTTACCAGGCGTTTTATTAATGACTCGTTATCCTGAAACAGCGGTTGCTGGCTGGTTAAGAGGCGGTTCATTAGAGGCTGTTACTTTAGGTCAATTACAAGCATTTACGGGTACTTTAGCAATTACTGTAGCAGGCGTTGTAAAAACGTCAGGTGCTATTAATTTAACTGGCGCTACAAGTTTTAGTAATGCGGCTACTATTATTCAAGCTGCTTTTGTATCCCCAGGGTTTACAGTTGCTTATAGTTCAGTTCATTTTGCTTTTATATTTACTACTACTGCGACTGGGGCAACTCAAACAATGAGTTTTGCTGGTGCAACTGCATTGGCGGCTAACTTAGCATTAACTCAAGCAACTGGAGCAACAACCTCTAAAGGCGCTGCTGCTGCTGTTGTTGCAACCTTTATGAATGCTATAATTAACCAGAATCAAAACTGGGCAACTTTCATGACAGTTTGGGAATCATTGCTTGCTGAAAAAGAAGACTTTGCTGATTGGAGTAATTCTGTTTCCCCTCGTTATTTATATGTATGTCAAGATTCAGACGTTAATGCTTTGACTGCAAATAACACTGTTACTTTTGGTAACTATTTACAAGAATTACAGATAGTTGGAACATGCCCTGTATATTCAAATGCTGGGGAATCTTCTCTAGCGGCTTTTGTATGTGGTTATGCAGCGTCATTAAACTTTACTCGGTTGAATGGTAGATCAACTTTGTGTTTCAAAATGCAATCTGGACTTACTCCTTCAGTTAGCAATGCTACTGATTACAATGCTGTTCTTAGTAATGGTTACAATGCTTATGCAGCTTTTGGATCTAATAACCCTGCTAATAATGAAAACTGGTTTGCTCCAGGTAGCGTGTCTGGCGAATGGTTGTGGGCAGATACTTATTTAAACCAAATTTGGCTTAATGCTAATCTTCAATTGGCTATGGTTAATTTATTAACATCTGTTGGTGCAATTCCTTATAACAGTGCTGGTAATGGCTTGATAAATGCTGCGGCTTTAGATCCAATCAATGCTGCTGTAAACTTTGGGGCAATCAGAGCTGGTGTTAATGTGTCTTCTTCACAAGCTGCTCAGATACAATATACTTTAGGTTTTAACGCTGCACCAACTATTGCTGCTCAAGGTTTCTATTTGCAAATACTTCCTGCAACTGCAATTACTAGGGCGGCTAGACAATCTCCCCCGATAACTTTGTACTACCAGGATGGGGAAGCAGTTCAACAAATTACTTTGGCATCAATCGCTATTCAATAAGGATTATAAATCATGGCAACAATTACAAGTGCAAATGCAATACTGGCATTAGGTATTAATCAGTATTTCCCCACGCCACAAATTATTCAGGGCTTTGCCGTTGATGATGCGTTTGAATCAGAATCAGTACAACAATCTGAAGTATTGATGGGTGTTGATGGTATTTTGTCTGGCGGTAAGGTATTCGTACCGTACAAAATGACTATTCATCTTCAAGCTGATTCCCCAAGTGTATTTTTGTTTGATGCTTGGCGTAATGCTCAAAATGCAGCTCTTGATGTGTTCTCTGCTTTTGGGTCTATTAATTTGCCCGGTACTAGCATGTTATACACATTGAACAATGGCTTTCTAACCTCTGCTACGCCTTTTCCAGCAGTTAAGAAGACATTGACTCCATTGACTTATGAAATAACTTGGCAAAGTATCGTAGGTGGTCAAATCTAATGGCTCGTAAAGAGGCAACCTTTGTAGCTGATGATGGACGTGATAAAGGTAAAACATATTTTATTACTGAAATGTCAGCTGCACAGGCTGAATACTGGGCAATCAGGGCTATCTTAGCAGTAGGTAATGCTGGGATAGAAATTCCTGAAGGTTTGGCTTCACAAGGAATGGCAGGATTGTTATCAATAGGATATATGAATTTATTAAAAATTCCTTTTGAAAATGCCCGATCTTTGCTTGAAGAAATGATGGGGTGTATTCAACATGCCCCTTCTATTAATATCAAGCGACCATTAATTGAAGATGACATTGAAGAAGTTTCTACTCGCTTGCAATTAAGAAAAGCTGTGTGGAATCTGCATATGGATTTTTTTTTAAACGAAAACCAATTGACTTCGGAGTCAGAAACGCAGGTAAGCCAGTTAAGCTCATTGAGTATCAAGCCACGCCCCAAACGATAGCAACTGTTGTATCGTCAAAATTGGCAACTCTCCATGAGCTTGATACAGTTTATGGAGTTGAAGACTTGTGGATACTCTTAGAAATTAATTCAGTTGATCGACATAATGCTTATTTAATGAATAAGGGATAAAAATGGCTACTGTTATAGACTCATTACTTATAGAATTAGGCATTGATGCGTCTAAATTTAATTCTGAACAGAAGAAAACTGTAGATGAGTTAAAAAAAGTAGCTGTTGAAGCTGAAAAAACCTCTAAAGCTACTGTTGATAGCACCAAAAAGACTTCTGTTGAAAATAAAAAAGCATCAGATCAAGGAAAGAAAGCCCACGATGAAAAGAAAAAATCAGAAGGGGAGAATAAAAAGTTTGGGGAAGAATCAACAAAACGTGCAAAACAAAATCATGAAGACATTAAAAAGACTAATGAAGGATATGAAAAGACAAAAGGTTCTTTACTTGGGTTAGCGGGGGCTGCTTTTGCGGCTGGAGCATTAGTAAAAACTGTATCTGATGTTGCTCATTCAAATGCTGAATTAGGTAGAACGTCAATTTTATTAGGAATGTCTGCAAAGGAATTGCAAACATGGGGAGGCGTTGCTAAAGGGTTTGGTGGAAGTTCAGAAACGGTGCAAGGAGCATTGCAAAACATCGCTGGAAGTATAGCTAAGTTTCGCCAAGGATTTGGTGGTGAAGCTGTAATGAAAGGGTTAAGTTTTTTAAAATTAGAAGAAAAAGATGCTACAGATATACTTAAAGTTTCAACTGCTTTGCAGGGCTTTCAAAAAATACATGGCATACAAGAAAGTAAAAATATAGCGGAGCTATTAGGGTTTGATGAGCATGGCTATAATATGCTTTTGGCTGGCCCAGAAAAATTATCAGAACTTTATGATGAATATATTAGAATTAACCATATCTCTCCAGAATTAACAGAAAATTCTAGGAAATTTGATTTAGCAATAGCAAATTTAGTCCAATCTTTTACAGGGCTTAAAAATGAAACTGCAAATGGTGCATTACCTGTTATGAATGAATTGATAGGGGTGATGACTGATATTACATCATCATTTGCAGATTTTGACAAAGAAACAGATCATGTTTCTACAACTATTGTAGGGCTAGTGGCTGGAGTAGTAGCATTATTAAATGCCATTAAAGCTTTAAAATATATTGGAGTTCCTGCCGCTCTTAAGCTTTTAACAAATCCTTATGTTCTTGGAGCAGTGAGTCTATTTTATAGTAAAGGACTTAATAAAGGAGAAGATGCGGCTTTAATTGAAGAACAAAAAAAAGCAGGGTTAGTTGATACAAGAGGAACTGCTTCTAAAGCTGAAGAATTAATAGGTATTTATCAATCATTAGGATTAGATAGGGAACATGCCGCAGCTATAGTTGGTAATGCAATGGCTGAAAGTTCCTTAGACCCTCATAATACCAAAAATCCAACTCATAAAGGTTTGTTGCAATGGGATACTAATCGACAAAAAGACTTTGAAAGATTTGCAGGTTTTGATTTAAATGATGCTAGAGCCACCGCAAGAAAACAAGCGGAGTTTAGTATTTATGAAATGACACAAGGAGGCGAACAAAAAGCTGGGAGTGATTTTTTTCCAGCGCATGGAGTTAGAAAACTTGCTAAAATATTTAACGATTCCTTTGAGCGATCTAATGGCAGTGCTGAAGAATATAGACAAGAAATGGCTGCTGGTTATTTTGGTCAAAATAATATGAAGCGATCTAATGGCAGTGCTGAAGAATATAGACAAGAAATGGCTGCTGGTTATTTTGGTCAAAATAATATGATAGGCGCTCAAGCAAATGTGCCTGCAAATAGCACTACAACCAATTCCTCTTCAGCACACACTACATTGCACGGAGGAATTAATATTTACGGCTCACAAGGTAATCCTAATGATACTGCGGCAGCTACTGAAAGAGCATTAACCCAAATACAACACATTAATGCTGGTTTAAGCGGAGGCAACTAATGTCAAATATACCTTATCCAGACGTACCTCCATTGCCAGGTGTTCCACCTATTAGCAGATCCGCAAGCCAAGGAATTGCTGTAGGATTGGCTGTGGCGGCAGAACTATATGCTTTATATAAAAAACTTAAAACTACGCCTCCTGTTTATCCTAAGCAAAAAGATCTATATTCGACATGGGGGATTTTGTATGAAAGTAATAATACAAGCACAGTTTCTTATACTTCAACTACCCCCACAGCAACTATTATTACATCTCCATTTTCAACGCCTACAACTATTTTAACAACAAACACTGCAACAAGAACTGTAGAATTTAAAGGAACTCTTGCTTTACAACCTGATTCTTTTGTTAAATTTGAATATAAAGAAAGTCATAAAATATCTAACTACCCTGTTGAGCAAGGTAGTTTTCAAAGTTATAACAAAATTACGTTGCCTTATGAAATAAAACTGATAGTTACTAAAAAGGGCGCTTCTAATATAGGGCCTTTTATAAATCAAATTTTACTATTATTAAATAGCACAAAACTTCTTTCTATAGTTACGCCAGATAAAACATTTAATTCGGCAAGTTTAGTTAATTTTGATTATAAAAAAGAAGCTAGAAATGGAGCTGTTTTATTGATTGCAGAATTAACATTTCAAGAAGTGCGTATTGCTCCAAATCCTTCTGCTCCTGTTGCTACTCCACAAGCCGCTAAAACATTTGCTTTAGGTCAGGTTTCTCCGCTTCCAAAAATGACTCCAATAGGCACTAATCTTCCAACTAATGAATTATTGGCAAATTAAAATGGCAACTTATCAAACAATACCTTTAATTCAAGTTGGCGCACAATCTTTTACAGTATTACTTGGTTCACAACAATGCGCTATTAATATCTATCAGCTATCAACAGGGCTTTACTGTGACCTTGTAGCAAACAATAATGACATAGTTAGTACAATGTTGTGCCTTAATCTTGTAGGTCTTGTTAGGGGAGCTTATCTTGGCTTTACTGGACAGTTATTCTTTTATGATACGCAAGGAACAAATGATCCTGAATATTCAGGTTTAGGTACACGATACCAGTTGGTTTATCAATCATGAGTTTTGTTGCTCGCCAGATAAATTTACAGTTTTCAGGGTCAATTTCTGGCCCTGTAATTTTAAAAGGATTGCGCTGTCAAGCAATGATTTCTAATCCTGGAGGAAGTAATTCATATGGATCTTTATCTATAAAAATATATGGTATGAGCTTAACTCATATGAATGAATTTTCACTTGCAAGTGCTAATTTAGTATCTGCTGAAAATTATAGTATTGCAGTATTAGCTGGAGATTATGGGCATCCCTTAGTGTCAGCATTTAATGGACATATAATAAGTAGCTATATAGATTTTACAGAATCTCCTGATGTTGCATTTATAGTGTCGGCAGTTTCTGGATATTATGAAAAAGCAAGTCCAAGCGCCCCAAATACTTATCAAGGCGCACAAAATGCAGAAGATATTATAAAATCTTTAACAACATCTATGGTTGCTAGTAATGGAAATAAATGGGCATTTACAAATAACAATGCTCATGCCGTTATTTTTAATCAATATGTATCTGGTTCAATTTTAGATCAAATAACAGATATTGCTAATATCGCTGGATTTCCTTGGAAAATAGAAAACAATACAGTTTCTATCTGGGAAAACACAGGAAATTCTGATAGTGTAGTAATTGATATAAGCCCTCAAACTGGTTTGGTTGGATACCCATCTTATTGGGCGCAAGGGTTTTATATAAAAACTCAATTTAGTCAATTAATTACTAATGGAAGAAAAATAAATTTATCTCAAACTGTCATTCCAAAAGCAAATGGCCCTTGGGATATTCATGCGATAACACATGAATTAAGCACACTTACTCCTGATGGGCCTTGGTTTAGCAATGCAAGATTAAATAGAGGAAATGGAGATTATGTCGCAAAAAACTAATGGAGTAATTTCTAATCTTGTAACTGCTGATAATGCTTCAGATATTGGTAGGCTTAAATTTGTTATTAACAATGCTTTAGCTGGTATGCGTACCTCTATTCCTGTAAAAGTAATAGCAGTGTCAAATGCCGGAGGATTATCACCAGTAGGAACAGTTAATGTACAGCCATTGGTAAGTATGCTTGATGGATCTGGAAATGCGTGGCCTCATGGGATTATCCATAATGTGCCATACATGCGTGTGCAAGGTGGAGCAAATGGTATTATCCTAGATCCTGCTATTGGCGATGTAGGTATTGCAACTGTATGTGATAGGGATATAAGCACTGTAAAAAATACAGGTAAAGTTTCAGCTCCAGGCAGTCTTCGTAAGCATGATATGTCTGATATGATTTATATTCAAACAATCATTGGCGCAGCGCCCACACAGTATGTGCAATTTAGTAGCGCTGGAATTACGATAACATCGCCAACTACTGTTACAATCAACGCTACAAACATAAATATTAATGGTAAGCTTACTGTGGTTGGCGATGTTGAAACAACAGGCACATTGAAGAATAACACTAAAAATGTTGGTTCTACACATACGCATAGTGGTGTAACGACAGGATCTGGAAATACAGGAGCGCCAACTTAATGGGAACTATACAAAATACTTTGTTACTCGATCAATCAGCTTGGGACTTGGTGCTAGATATAAATGGCAATATAGCTTTGGCTGGCACTCCCTATTCCTATGCTCAAGATGTAACATCAGCAGTTAGGACATTCCTTGGCGAATGTTGGTACAATACAAATTTAGGAATACCATACTGGCAACAAATATTAGGTCAATTACCCCCAATAGGGTATATAGAACAACAGATAAGCTTAGAAGCCTTAACCATCCCTAATATTATTAGTGCAGAAGCTTCTATTGTAAATTTTGTTAATCGAGCTATAGAAGGTGTAATATTAATAACTGATGCAGACAGTAACCCTGCTATTGTGCCTTTCGGAGGATAAATGAGTACAAATGTTCCTGCCATACAATGGGAAAATGGAAGCCCAGTAATTCCTAATGAACAAGCTATATTAGCTGGAGTTCAAGCTGATATAAATGCTGCGTTTGGCGGTGGTGTAAACCCATCCCTGCAAACCCCTCAAGGCCAATTGGCACAAACTGAAACAGCAATTATTGGCGATAAGAATAGCCAAATAGCTTACATTGCTAACCAAGTTAATCCAAGTATGGCATCTGGTATTTGGCAAGATGCTATTGGTGAAATTTACTTTATAACTCGTATTCAAGCAGAAGGCACAGTTGTAAATTGTACTTGTTTGGGCGCAGTGAATACAGTTATTCCAATTGGAACTGTGGCACAGGATACAACAGGTTATTTATATTCTTCTACAGCATCAGGCATTATCCCTGTTACTGGGTCTATTGTTATACCTTTTCAAAATCAAACCACAGGCGCTATTGCTTGTAACCCTGGCGCTCTAACTATAATCGTTACTGCCATTGCTGGCTTGGATACAATTACCAATCCTTCTGCTGGCGCATTAGGTAATGATGTTGAATCAAGACAAGCTTTTGAAGCTCGTAGATCAGCATCAGTTGCTGTTAATTCAGTAAACTCAATACAATCAATATATGGGGCATTAGCTTCTATAACAGGTATTTTGCAAGTATTTGTGGTTGATAACCCTTTAGGCACAACACAGAATTATGGAGCAACAAGCTATCCCATTCCAGCACATTCTGTTTGTGTGAGCTTAGCTGGAGGAACTTATTCTGAAATTGGTACTGCTATTTGGAACAATAAACCGCCAGGTTGTGGATATGTAACTACAGC